ATGCTCTAACAGGAAAATCAACTACAGAAGTCGTCACAGGTGCTGATACTGGCACAGCTGATTCTAGTAATTTTTTTGCTAAAGTTACAAGTATTACAGCTTCAGGTGCTTCAGCAGGTAATGTAAGTATAGGAACAACTGGGTCAATAGCTTTACCTAGAACTCGATTAAAAGGGTTTTATTATTTAGCTAGTGGTTCGGCAGGTAGTGTTAAAATGAACTTAAATAGTAGTTCAGGTACAGAATTGTTAAATATAGCAACACCAGCTAGTGCAACTGGAACACAAGATATGTTCCTTCCTGGCATGGGTATATTAACAACTTCAAACGGTAGTAGTATTTCAGATTTTGCTGTAGTTACTATTACTAATGTTACCAACACTGTATTATTTTGTGGATAGATAGTTATGGCAACTACTAGAAAAAAGGGTATGGGTATCAAGACTTCAGTCAAGTCTGGTAATTTTAGAAAGACTAAATCTGGAGCAGGTATGACTAAGAAAGGTGTAGCAGCCTATCGTAGAGCCAACCCTGGTAGTAAATTAAAAACAGCAGTAACTGGAAAGGTTAAAAAAGGTTCTAAAGCTGCTAAGAGACGTAAATCATTTTGTGCACGTAGTGCAGGACAAATGAAGAAGTTTCCTAAAGCAGCAAAGAATCCTAACTCAAGGTTACGTCAAGCTCGTAAGAGATGGAAATGTTAACATGGAAGATAAGGTGCAAGAAACAGTAGCGGTTCATCAAGTTGAAATAGACCATATGAAGAAAGATATAGACCATATCATTCTAAAAGTAGACAAGATGGACACTCAGATAGACCGTATAGAAAAGGCTTTATCTGAACTAAGTGGTGGCCGTAAGGTCGCTTTGTGGATGTTTAGTGGCTTAGGCGTAATTGCTGGGATTGTAGCCACTTGGTTGTTTAAATAAATTACGGAGAAGGAAATGAATTACGGTAAAAAGAAAATGATGTATGGCGGTATGGCTAAAAAGAAAAAGATGGCACAAGGTGGCACAACAGCAAGACAAGACCAACTTAATGAACGTGGTATATTTGGAGATGCTGAAGCGTATGATGCACTTAACCCTACGCAACAAAAAATGAAAAAAGCTGTAGAAAAATTAGAAAGTTCTTTAATGATACAAGACGGTAAGCCGAGCAATCCTAAACATGATGCTGCTGACGTAAAACGTATTAGAAAAGAAATTAAAGATAAAAAAGCTGGTCTTGATGCAGGATTTAAAAGTTATGCGAAAGATAGACTTAAGTTTAGAAAAAGCACAACAGGTGGTAAGAAAGCTGAAAAATTTAAAGCTGGTGGTTCTGTCAAGAAAATGATGGGTGGTAAGATGAAACCTGTAGATAAGGCAAAAAATCCAGGTCTAGCTAAACTACCAACAGACGTTCGTAATAAGATGGGCTTTATGAAAAAAGGTGGTGGTGTTAAAAAAGGCGTACCAGAAGGTTTAAAGAAAGCTGCTAAAAAAGCTGGAGAACTAGGTGCTGCTATTGCGAAAGTCAAAAAGAAACAAGGTAAGAAAGCTGGTGGTAAAGTTAAGAAAATGATGGGTGGCGGTATGACTATGAAATATAAACATGGAGGCAAGACTGGTAAATGTCCTCGTGATGGTATTGCTATGAGAGGAAAAACAAGGGCTTAATTATGATGAAATGCAGAGGTATGGGTAAGATTAAACCAATCGCTTTTAAGAAAGGCGGTAGTACCAAAGATGCGTGTTATCACAAGGTGAAAGCTCAATATAAAGTTTTTCCTAGTGCTTATGCTTCAGGTGCTATTGCTAAATGTAGAAAGAAAAGAGGCGGTAAAAAGTAGTGGCTGTCCGTAAGACTAAAAAAGGTCTTGCTTTAAAAAGATGGTTTAAGGAAGACTGGAAGGATGTAAGAACAGGCAAAGCCTGTGGTCGTAAAAAAGGTGAGAAACGTGGTACACCTTATTGCAGACCTAGTAAACGAGTGTCAAGTAAAACTCCTAAGACATCAGGAGAGATGACGGCAGCTCAAAAGAAGAAGCGTATTGCTCAAAAGAAAAGACTTGGGCAACCAGCTGGAAAACCACGTAGAGTAGCACCACTTAGAAGGACAAAGAGGAAGAAAACATAATGGCAACATCAGGAACAACAACGTTTAACCTAGATTTAAACAATCTTGTAGAAGAAGCATTTGAAAGATGTGGTTCTGAAATGCGTACAGGATATGACCTACGTACAGCTCGTAGAAGCCTAAACTTACTTACTGTTGAATGGGCTAACCGAGGAGTTAATCTTTGGACTATTGAAGAGGGCACTCTTTCTCTAACCACAGGTACTATAACTTACAATCTTCCAACTGATACGATTGACTTAATCGAGCAAGTTATTAGGACAGGCACAGGTACTAACCAACAAGATATTAACATCAATAGAATATCAGCTCCTACTTATGGAACAATACCTAATAAGAATACAACAGGTAGACCCGTTCAGGTATGGATAAACAGACAAGCAACACAACCGAATATAAATGTATGGCCAGCTCCAGAAGATAATAGCTATACATTTGTCTATTGGGCATTGAAAAGAATAGAAGATGCAGGTACAGGTGTTACTACACAAGATATACCATTTAGGTTTTTACCTTGTTTAGTTGCGGGACTTGCATTTTATTTAAGTTTAAAATTACCTCAAGCAGGTGATAGAACTCAGTTTTTAAAACAGGAGTATGAAGAGCAGTGGGCATTAGCTTCAACTGAAGATAGAGATAAGGCCACACTCAGAATTGCTCCACGTAGACAACACATATAGGAGAGATATATGAAAAAGAAAGTAAAAAGTACATCTACCAAGAAGAAGCCTTTTAAAGTTCACAATATGTATAATCCAAAGACTGGTAAAGCTGTTAAAGCAGAGTCTTATGCTAAACATATGGCGTTAAAGAAAAAAGGCTATGGACACACTAAACCAAGGAAAGGAAGATGAGTAAGTACGCTTCAGCAAAACATACTATTGCCGAGTGCGACAGATGTGGCTTTCAATACAAGCTAACAGAGCTGAAAGACTTATTTATAAGAACCACAGAAACTAATATAAAAGTTTGTAAAGAATGTTGGGAACCAGACCATCCACAGAACATGCAAGGTATGTATCCTGTAGATGACCCACAAGCAGTACGAGACCCAAGACCTGATAAAAACTTAGAAGAACAAAGGAATTATCAATATGGGTTTGACCCAGTAGGACTCAATAATCCTTTACAATTAGAGGGATTAGTAGATAATTTAGAAAGTAATGGCCAAATAGGGTCAGTTACTATTACAACAACTTAGGAGTAAATGATGAACAAAGACAGAAAAGGAGCTAAGGTAACTTACAAGCAACCTGAAAATGTTGCTACCCCTAATACAGGTGGTTATCCTGAGAAGGATGTAAAGACTGAAGGTGTGGTTACTCGTGGTAATGGAGCAGCTACAAAAGGAACTAAAGCTAGAGGACCAATGGCATAATGACTTATACTGAGTTAGTAGCAGCAATCAAATCGTACACAGAGAATGACTATAGTACGACTGATGTTAATACTTTTATTCAAAATGCAGAGCAACGCATACATAACACTGTGCAGTTACCCGACCTACGTAAAAATGTAACGGGTACAATGACATCAGGTAATAAGTATTTTTCTTTACCTAGTGATTGGCTATCTACCTTTAGTATTGCAGTAATAGATTCTAGTAACGAATACAAATATCTTTTAAATAAAGATGTTAATTTTATAAGAGAGTCTTTTCCTGACACTGATTCAGGTTTTTATGCACAGCCTGAATATTATGGTATATTTGACGATAATACAATGATATTAGGGCCAACACCTGATGCTAATTACAGTGCTGAGTTACATTATTACTATTACCCAGAAAGCATTGTTACTGCTGGTAATACTTGGTTGGGGGACAACTTTGATACTGCATTGTTTTATGGTGCATTACTGGAAGCAGCTGCGTTTATGAAAGAAGACCCAGATACAGTAACTCAATACACAGCAAGGTATAGTGAAGTTATGCAGTTGTTGAAAAACTTAGGTGATGGTAAAAATAGACGTGATGCTTATAGAAGTGGACAAGAGAGGATACCCGTAAGAAATGGATAATAGAGCAGAGATAAAACAAGGTATTGATTATGATGTGCACACTACATCATACGGTGGTATGACACCAGAGCAAGTAGCAGAGTTAGCTCTTGCTAAAATAATTCACGTAGGCGAGAACGCTAACCCTTTATTAAAGGAGCAAGCACTAGCTTACAAAGATAGCATTAGGCAAGTTCTAGTGCATTATATGAAGCAGGCTATTAAGTCTAATCATACAACCATAGCGAATAAACTGCATAAGGCAGGGCATTCAGAATTAACTAAACTTTTGGAGATATAAAATGGCAATTTCTCAAGCAATGTGTACTTCATTTAAAGTTGAGTTGTTGAATGGTATTCATGCATTTAGTACAACAGTAGCTCGTGGAAATACGAACGCTGATAGTTTTAAATTAGCATTATATACTTCATCAGCTTCTTTAGGTGCTGGTACTACAGCATATACAACTTCTAACGAAGTTTCAGGAACAGGATATACAGCAGCAGGTGCAGCACTTACTGCAGTGGC